TGTTGTTGTGGTGGATTTGCCGGGTCTTGTCCTTGTTGTTCAATTGAAGTATGTCTGAATCTATCCTTAAGGTCTAAGATTACTTTTGCTCTTTCAATATCAACTTCATCCTGTGATAATCCAAATATATTATGGTATGACCAATCGGATGATAACATATTAAGTGCTTTTGCATCAGATGCTAATCTTACCTTCTCACTCCATAAATTAACCTTTTCTTGCTCATAGATTGTAGAAGCGTTAGTAAGAGTTAATTCAAAGTTTGTCATTTCAGAATCTTCGATACCTTGAGATGCTAAGTGTACAATTGCTATTTTAGTTAATTCACTAACAACTGTTCTTTGTATTCTTTCAATAGTTCTTGCGAAACGAACATCTTCTGCTGCTAGAGTTGCTTTACCATTTACGTTCTCATCATACGATAAGTAAGCCTTTGGTACTCTTAATGCTGCAAATAATTTACCTCTTAGGTATTCGATATCTTCAATAGCCGCATATTCTAAACCTTGTAGGTTTTCAATATTAGTACCACTATCACTACCACGTACAGGTAAGAAGAAATCTTCAGTAAGGTTTTGTATATTGTATTTTAAGTTGTAATCACCAGTATCTTTATTAACAAATGGAGTTTTCTTCATTTTGTTAATAATTTTTTGCATATAGTTATCAACTTCTACCGGTGGAATATTACCAATATCAATTTTAAATATTCTTTTTTCAGGTGCTCTCATAATACGATGGATTAACATCGCATCTTCCATAAGAGATAATTGTTTCCAAATTCTTCTTGCACCTTCTACCATTGATTTACCATAAGGTAAAAAGTTGGTATCTGATAACATACGGAAGTGAGCCATTTCATATTGCTCATATTCTTTTTTACCATATTGGTCCATTTCAACCTTATACTTTACATAGTTTTGATTGTTAGGGTCAGTACCCTCTAATCTTTCAACATTGTAAATTGAATGTGGCATACAATTGATAACACCTTTACCTTCTGCTATCTCTAATCCTAAGAATGCATCACCATATTTTACTAAGTTTCTAACCCAAGGCCATAAATTAAATTCTATATTTAATACATCATAAAATAAATTATGAAGCATTTCTCTTACGTTTTCATTTGTGGATTTAATCTGAATTACATCACCATATTCGTTCTTAGTTGTAGATTCATCAGCATATATATCTAATGCCGATGATATGATTGGGTCACTATCCATAGCATCATAATCTCTAAAAAGTTCTCTACGAACTTGATGATATGCCATTGATTGTGCACCCTGATTAGTCTCATAATAAGACCTTTGTAACTTTGTATATCTATCTCTAAGATTTACGAAGTTTGTATTATATTGACGGTCTTCAGTATCTACAACTTTTCTCTTACCATCTTTATCAACCGTTACAATTGCGTTGGTTGAAAATAGTTTTTTAAGTCTACCAAAAAAACTTCTGTCATCTAATTTTTGTTCGTCTGCCATAATTTATTTTACCATTTTCTACAGCTCCAGTAGTTTGCTTTTGTTCTAGGACCGGGATTATCACAATTCATTCTTGCTCTAAATGATTTTCTAGCAGAAGGATTTGATTTTCTAATCTTCATTCCCTTTTGTCCAAAGTTTACCTTAATTACTTTTCCTGTCTTTGGGTTTTTAACATAAACTTTAAACTTCTTAACATCACCTTGCATTGGTTTACCCAACTTCACCTCTCTACCCTGATATTCTGCTTCATAAACACAATTACAATTTGCTTCTTCCAATTGAGTTGAATATCCTTTTAAAAAGTTTATGAAATCATCCATATCTTCTTGCTCAACATCCAATTCATCATAATCATCAATTGGATTATCGGTTGGAGTATCACCAGCTTTATAGGCTTGGTCTACATACTCATCTTCTTTTAGGATATTAGCTAATTTAATCATTTACTTTTAATTTTTATTTTGGCATATACCATAAATATCGTAATTTATCAAAACACTACTATTTTATAACCATTGAGATAAATCTTCATATTCATCACCTATTTTCATTTTCCAAGGATTATCTTCCATACTACTACCACCATATACCCCGTCGTGTTGCATGTTTGATGAAATACCTCCTATTGCTCGTTTCGTAAGGTCAATACCTTCTTGTCTTAAACGAAGTGCAGTATCCCTAACCCACAATCCAATACAAAATGCCATTACTAAGTCATCGTTATAACCCTTCATAGCTTCAGCTCTACCATTCATAAATATAAATGTAAATAATTCATCTATCAAACGATTAGAACGAACTGTAACTGCTTTTTCTCTAAAGTATTCATCTAACTTAGATACAATTAATGGTCTAGTCTTAGAAGTTGTTGAAAACCCAGCAACCATCTGTCTTTCATCTGCACGATATTTGTTTCTCATTTGATTTTCAACATCTACATATTTTAAATCCTTACTCATATAGAATAAGTTTTTATACTGTCTATCTATTACTTGCTGAATTGTTGCCCAACCAATGTTTGCGTTCTCTATAATAAGTAAGGCATCATTATATTGTGTAGATAATTCAACTAAGAAGTTTCCAAAATCTTTAGTATCAACCTTTCCTTTATACTCTGCTACCTGTGTACAAGTTGTTATATCCATAACATGTGCTGCGGAATAATCCGAACCATCTCCCCTAGCCACATCCGCAATAACCATATAAGAACTACCTGCGTTTGGATATTCCCATCTCCAAAGATTACCATCAAATCCAGTCTTTTCTAATGGGTCTTGGCAATATGATTCTTTATAGAACATTAATAATTCTGGGTCAATAACCGTATCACCAGAAGATACGAAGTCACAATCACACTCTTGTGCTGCTTTCTTTGCTCCTAATAATTTTTCTTGTTCTTCTCTCCAAGCTTCTCCTCGCTCAGGGTGTAAAGTCCAATGTAATTTAATTGTATTAAATGGATTAGTACCTTCTTCTGCGGATAACCAAGTTTTATGAAACCAGTTACCCACACCATTGGGAGTAGAAAGTGCTATACAAGCTCCACCCGTTGAAAGTGTTGATTGTGCAGATGTCCAAATTTCATCGATATCACCAATGAATGCAGCCTCATCAAATATAAGAAGTGATAATGCTTCAGAACGTCCAGCATCAGGAGAACTAGCAATAGCCTTAATTTGAGAGCCGTTTTGTAATTTTAAGGATAGTTTATTATCTTCTAATGAACCTCCCTTAAGCCAACTAGGAAGTAACTCATGCATTACTCTTACCTTAGTTACTAAGTTCTTGGCTACATCTTGCTTAGTTGCGATAACCAATACGTTAAAGTCCGTATTGAATAACATTCTCCAAAGTGCATATCCAGCTGATAGAGTTGAAATACCAGTTTGACGTGATTTTAGAACTATATTAAAACGATTACCAGCAAATTGTGTTAGTGTTTTTTCCTGAAATGGAAATAGGTGAAAAGGTATTTTACCCCTAACCGGATGCTGAATCATACAATACTTTTTCATAAAGTGAATCGGGTCTACCGCACACTTTTTATATTCTTCTGCAATAATCTCTTTTAAAGATTTTTTTGGTAGTATCGATGTACTCATATTAATCAACAGGAGGTTTTACTAAATCGTAACCTTTATCTTTTAATTTATCCCAAGCATTATTTCTTAACTTTTTTGCCTGTTCAATTTCTTCTTCAAACTTAGTTATATCAGTTAGTATTTCAGCTTTCAATTCGGTTACATCTCGTTCCATACTCCACTTTTCAATTGTTCCATCTTCTTGAACTACTTCGTATGTTTGTTTAGCATCGTTGTATGCTTGTTGAAATTGAGAAACTACATCTATACCATAGGAAATCATATTGTTATATATCTTATAATCCTCATAGGCTTCCCACAATCCATCGTATTTTATTTGAGCCTCTTTTATAGTAAGACAGTGTAAACAATATCCAGTTTTAGATATAAGCTTTTTATCAACTCTACCTATTTTAATTGTTTTACAGTTATCCGATTTACAGCTATTTAACTTATCTAAATAAGCT